GTTTCAGGTCAACCGTGTAGGCCCGCCCCAGGCTGCTGATCTGGGCGAAGTTGACCGCGAACCGCTGCAGCTTCTCGTTGTCGCCCAGCGCGAGGTCGCCGAGCATCTTGGTGGCGGCGCCAGCGTTCTTCGCCTCAATGCCATAGGCGGACATTGTCTTAGTGGCCTCCAGCAAGCCGGGCAGTCCAAGGCTCGTCGTGTCCGCAGTTCGCTGGAGACTGGCGATGATCTGGTTCGTGACCTGCACATCCTTCGTGAACAGCGTCAGCTGTTGCCGGTTGCGGTCGATCTCGTTGGTGAACTTCACCGCCGCGCCAGTCAGGGCACCAAGCCCCACTGCCACACCCGCCACCGCAACACCGAGCGCCGCCATGGCCATGACGCTCGCCCCACTGGCCGCCGCCACTCCGGCCGCGCCATCCTCCATGCCCTTCATCCGCTGCTGAAGGTCGCCGATCTCGCGCTTCAGCGACTCGCCGCCGATCCCACCCTTGGCGCCAAGCTGGATCTGCTTCCGATTGATCAGCGCCTGAATGGCGGCGATCTCAGCGCCCATCGCTCGGTATTGCTGAGCCGTCGCCTTTGCCTGATCCTGGGCATCACGCAGCCCGCGGTTCAGGCTGAGGATTCCGTTCGCCGCCGCGCCGGCACGGCCAGGGAGCACCCCGATGACCGAATTGAGGGCATCAATCTTGGTGCCCTCAACGGTGCGCTTCAGCTCTTCGGCTTGCCTGTTGAACTGCTGAAGCTGCTGGGCGCCCTTTGCCCTGAACTCAATGTCAACGGCAAAAACTGAACCCACTGCCTGCTACGCCTGCGTACCGGCAGTCTATCGGCGGCGCCTGGCCTTCTCCATCGCGGCCTTCTCCCGGTCGGAGCGCTCCGAATAGAAGGCGTGCCACAGAAGCAGCTCCTGTGGCGTCACCGATTCACGCAGCTCAGAGAGCGTCTTCCCCAGCTTCTCTGCCACCACCATCTGCAGCATTAGCTCGCCGTCCGCGGCGAGTTCCTTCTGCAGGGCTTTTGAGATCCGAGGCGGCCTCAATACCGGCGGACTCTTCATCGGTCTCGACAAACACCTTCACCTGGAGCTGCTCGAGCAGGTCAGAGGGGAGGTCGTTCTTCAGCTCAGCGATCTGCCCTTGCGCGAAGAGGGGACTGCCGTTCTCGTCACGGCACTTCTGGATCATCAGCGTCAGGGGCACCTCTTCAGGCTTCCGAGCATCTTTCTGAGCCTTCTCCCTTTCAGCGAGGGTGAGAGGCGTCGTATAGAACTCGAAGACCTCTCCGTTGGGCAGGTCGATAGTGCGGCGACGTGGGGACATGTCCACGGCGGCCTTCAACCTGGCGAGAGCGTTGCTCATGGGGATGTGGTGACTCCCCTAAGCATAAGTAGGAGTAGGGGAGGGTACAGCACCCCTCCCCGGATCTCCCAGCCGCATTGTCACCACGCGGCGTTTGTATTCTGCCGGGAATCAGACGGCAGGATCTACTGCCTCAGCAGCAGGGTCAGCAGCAGGATCGGCAGCAGGCTCGGCGGCAGGATCGGCAGCAGGCTCGGCGGCAGGATCTGCAGCAGGCTCCACAGCAGGATCAGCCACAGGGTCAGCCACAGGGTCAACGGCTACCTCAGCAGCAGGCTCAGCAGCAGGATCAGCCACAGGGTCAGCAGCAGGGTCTGCAACCGGCTCGGCCTCAGGGTCCACAAGGGCCTCAGGGGCCTCAGGGGCCGAAGGGTCCACAAGGTCCGCAGGGTCCACAGGGGCCGAAGGGTCCGCCTCAGGGGCCGAAGGGTCCACAAGGTCCGCAGGGTCCACAGGGGCCTCGCCGGGCAGCACTTCAGCCACAGGGGCCTCAGGGTCCACAGGGGCCTGAGGGTCCACTGTCGGCATTTCTTCGGGCAGGCCCTCGGGTGCAATCGGATCCACGGTGGGGATCTCTTCGGGGGCAGGCTCGGGTTCGACCGCCGGCACCTCAGGCATCACGCCTTCCGGCTCCACCGCTGGCGCCTCGGGCATCACACCTTCAGGCTCGACGACTGGCACCTCAGGCATCACGCCTTCGGGCTCCACCGGATCCACGCCAGGGGTCACACCTTCTGGCTCAACAGGGGCCTCAGGGTCCACAGGGTCCACAGGGGCCTCAGGGTCCACCACCGGCAGCTCGGGCATCACGCCTTCGGGCTCCACCACCGGCACCTCAGGGGTGATCGGCTCGCCGCCGGGCGCCACGATCCGCACGTTGGAGGTCTTGAACCCGTCTGTCGGGTCGATCAGCTCGACAGTGCCGCCAGTCGGCATGTCGCGGGCAAAGTCCCGGAAGTTCAGGAAATCGCGGAACTTCTTGGATGTGCTGACGGCTTCAGCTTTCAGCCGTTCCCAAATGTCATGCAATTCGTGGTCGCGTGCTGCGTCGGACATGGTGGGTGGATAACGCCTGATTCATTCTGCCTGCGCAGGCATGAAAAAAGCCCCTCGTTGGAGGGGCTCAAGTCTTCTGACCCTTACTCAGAGGTCGATGCCCAGAAGCGAGCTGGGCTGACCGCTGATGCTGTAGCTCAGCTCAGCAGTCGTCGCGTCGTCAGGGGTGACGTTCAGCGACATGCTGGTGATGCTGATGGGCGCCTGAATGTAGATCGACTTGCCATCATCAGGCCCCGTGCCAGCAGCGTTGCTGACAGCGTTCACGTAGAGCTTCACCTCAGCGCCAGCCTGGCTGCGCAGCATCACGTTGGCCAGCAGGCGGTTGGCCAAGCTGGTCTGGTCATCCGTGAACAGCACGGTCATGCTGCCGCTGCCAGAGGCATAGCCAGCCTGGGTGCGGCGGAACTGGGCATACTTGCCAGATCCGTTGCCGACGCCGCAAGGCAGCGTGGTCGTGTCCAGCTCTTCGCGGGTCAGCTCCAGGCTGAACATCTTGACCTGACAGACCGCGCCGAACTCGGCGAAGTCGATCTTGATGTGGTTCTTGGCGCCAGGGGTGTCGGCCGTGCCCGTCCCACCGTCACCGTTCAGGGTGATGGGGGTGTAGGTGGCGTCACCTTCAGCGGCAACCGTAATCGTGTTCGGGGTCTTGGCCACGATCACGTAGGTCACACCGGCGCTGAGAGCGCTGTCGAGAACAGCGCTGCCTTCCTCCGCGAAGACCACGGGATCGCCAATGGCGTAGTCGTGATCAGTGGGAACGCTGATCGAGTCGCCAGCAGGGAAGTCGCTGTTGTCAGAGAGGCAGAATTGCGTCCCCGCAGGCTGAAAGTAGATCGCGCCTTCTTGGCCCGAAAGGGCACTTGACGAGCAGGAAATCATGAGCTTGTGAAATGAACGACAGATGGGGGCGCTGTCGTCAGGTCGGGGGCTACCAGACGCCTACGGGCACAGCCCAAGGTGATGCAAGTCTACGCAGCCGCAGCAGTGAAGGAACAGCTCATCGAATGGCAGTGGTGTGGCCGCTGGTCTGGCGCGATCGTCCGAGGCCCTTCGATGTTCTGCACCCGCGGCCGGTTCACGGTCTGCGGAGCACGGTTCAACCCGACCCAGGCCCGCAACACCTCAGCCGCAATGTCTTCCCCTGGCCGGCTGCCACGCTGCTTCGGCGTGTAGATGTTGCACATCAGTGAGCCCTTGATCGCCTCGACAGGACACCCCACCATGTCCAGGGCGGTCTGGTCAAAGCTGAGCGACACCACGGCGTAGATCGCCGACCCGTCCGGTGGTGTCTCCTGCACCCCGTCGAAAAACACCAGCTCGGCTATGACACCCGCTGATCGCAAGGCGTCATAGGTGGCACGCTCGAAGAGCCCGCGGATCTGCTGGAAGTTGGTCATAGCCCGTACCGCTCCCTAATCACCTTGGTGGCTGCCGCCTGGATCTGGGGAATCCGCCGGTTGCGGAAGGTCGTGAACCATGTCTTCGGCTGGCTGACCACCTTCCCCTCAATCGCCACGCTCTGCGCATACGGCAATGCGTTCTGCAGCCGGTAGCGCTTCGTGCTGTCAACCCGCAGGTCCATGGCATCAGTTCGTGGCTCGTCGGCGCCTTCGGGAGCCACCTCGCCGGTGCCTGGTCCCTCTGACGCGAACCATGACGACCTGAAGCGGCCCGTATCGACCGGCGATACAGCGGCACTGCCCAGCTCTGCCTGCACCGTGATCAGCGTCTCTGCCACAAGCGCATCCATCGCCTTCTTCAAGTGACGCTCAAGATCCTTCGGGTTCGTGAATCTGGGCATCAGCTTCTCAGCAGCAGCTTGTAGGCGTAGTTGGTCTGCCCCGACCCGTAGTGGGGCAACACCTCCACGATCCGCCAGGTGCGCCCCAGGTACAGCACCGTGTCGGCCGTGGTCGGCAACACCGGCAGCGTCGTCGAATCGAACCACATTTCACACGTCCAGCTCTCGGCCGTCCCACCCTCTTCAATCCGGGCCGTCTTCAGCACCGCTGCACCGCAGCGATACTCCTGGTCCGCATGGGTGAGATCGCCAGTCTCCGGGTCGTAGGCCGGGTTGCCGTGACTGGTGAACACCACTTCGGTTTCGCGGAAGGCGCTCACCAGCTCGTTCGCCAGGGGCAGCGCCCAGCTGTCCTGTGGAGCGCTCATGACCGCACCCTGGCAATGATCCGGCTGCTGCCCGTGCCGACCTGCGCGATCCAGCAACCCAGCACATCAGCCAGCCAGGGGAGCTTCTGCAGCAGGGTCGGGGCGTTGGGGTTGGCTGCGCTGCTGCTCGAGCTGGAGCCCTCGCCAGGGGCGAAAAACTCCTGAGAGAGATCCCCGAGCTGTTGCCTCTTCACCGGCCCTCGCTCACCCGGAACCGCGCCGATACCGCCAGTCACCAGCGATGGGTTGCTGCCCAGCTGCAGCGCTACTTCGGCCTGCGCCTGCTTCACCTGGGCCGGCACCATGCCGCAGCTCGCTTCCTCACAGCAGCACGTCGCACCCTGCCGCGGCCATGCCAGGAACCGCCCTGCCACGCAACACTCGCCCACCCAGGGCAACGTGTTCAGCCACTTGGCCGCATCACGCAATGCCGCCTCCTTGCTCGCTACCGCTGCCCAGGCGTCTGCCTGCAGGCCGCCGGCGAAGTAGGCATCGGCTTCTTCCAGGCTGATGTAACTGTCGGCCGCCGGGTCGGTCAGCGACGTGTTCAGAGCCACGGCAACGGATCATCGTGGCCCAAGTCTACGAAGACATGAAAAAGGGGGCCGAAGCCCCCCCGTTCCCTCTCGCTCGCCGCCTTATGAGTAGGGCGACTTGCACTGGAGTTTAACCAGGGGGATCAAACGGCGATCCCACACCAGGCCGTACTTGCCGGCCTCAGCCAGTTCGATGTTGCCGGGGTTGTCTTCAGGAGCGATCCAGCTGGAGCCCATGACGTGGAAGCCATAGGAGTAGCGCATGGACACCACATCCTGGAAGCTCAGGATGTTGTAGTCGCTGCGCGTCTCAAGGGCCTGCTGAACACCCTCGTTCACCACGCCAGGACCGAACAGGTAGCTGGTGTAGACAGCGTTGGCGCCAGTGCCGGTCACAGGCAGCTGCGAATCCATGATGACCCGCAGGCCGGCGAATGTCGCCACCTTCGTGTCGGCCACGTTCACGCCACCACCAGACCATTGGATGGCCCCGCCGGTGTTGAAGGTTGCGGTCGAGAAGACCAGCATCCCCATCGACTCCAGGTGGTAGTACACGTTCGGGTGGAGAGCCAGAACGCTGAGATCCTCACCGCGCTCGCCCAGGACCGACTTGCAGCGGATCACAGCAGAAGCGCTGATGTACTCAGCACCGCCGGCACCGCCAGACACGTCAACCACGTTGGCTGCCAGGGCAGTGCCGAACAGGCCGCCAAGCTGAGACAGCAGCGTGGCAGTGCGGTTGCGCTCAATCACACTGGCCATGTAGCTCATGATCGCCGCCATCGGATCAGCGCCGCTGGCTTGCTTGCTGAGTTCGTCAGCAGCAAAGCTCAGACCGCGGTGAATCAGGGTCGCAACGCCAGCGTTGGCCTGGATCTTCCGAGGGGTCAGGTAGCCGGCTCCACTGTCACCCCAGGTGGCATTGGACTCCATGCGCTCCTCGAAAGGAGTCACAGGGATGAAACCGGGCACGGTGGTGCGCACACCGCCGCTGGAAGCGTCCAGGGCAGAGTTGCGGCTGATCACACCCGACTTAATGAACGCAGAGCGCTCATACACCTCTTGCAGAAGGTAGGAGGTGAAGTTGGGGACCGTGATCAGGTCGGAGGCGAATGTGCCTCCCGAATAGTTCTGATAGGGGGCTGCCATTGTGGCTCAAGTAAGGGGACCGTGTTACCCGCGCAGTGCTTCAGCCTTCAGTGCTTCAGCCAGTTGCGGGTTCTCCTTCTCGAGACGCAGGGCCTCGGTCAGGTTGCGAGCCTTGTAGGGGTTCGTCATCCCAGGCGCGACGCTTGCGCTTGCTGCAGCACCCATACCTCTCGCGCCGCTGGCCGAGAAATACTGCTCCCAACCGGAGTTGGGTTGCTTCAGAGAGTTCAGGTACTGATCCAGTGGCACTGCAGCGCCCCCGCTCATTACCACCGGCTTGCCCTCAATCTCTCGAAGCTGAGCCTGGGACTGCAACAGGGTCAGAACATGCTCCGGGTTCAACGCATTGGCCTGAGCGATCTGCCCGAGAGCAGAGGTCTTCAGACGTTCGGCGTTAAACTGCTGATCCTTGTCGGCCAGCTGGCCTTCCAGTTCAGCGATACGGGCTTCCAGACCCTTGTTCCTGAGTTCAGATTCCTCCCACAGAGACTTCCACT